CAAAGAACAAGTTATAGAACTAATCAATAAATTAAAAGATGAAAGCAAAAGAAAAGGCATGGCAACTGTACTCGAACTATTTTGATATAGTCGAAGCTGGTGACCAGCATGGAGATTTAGCATTGATGCACATGCGTGCCATTAACGCTGCGCTGTATTGCGTAGACGAAGCATTGACAAATGCACCTGATGACATCGTAAACGACTTTGATGGAACAGGCGAATACTACAGCGTCAAAGCATACTATTACCATGTCAAAAATGAAATACTAAAAATGAATGGGAGCAAAGAAGATGCGCTCAATAGACGAGCTGAGACTAGAGCGAACTAACCTACTGCAGATGTTTGTATCTGCTAAAACAACCTATGTGAAAAACAACCTGAATCACAAAATCAAATCAGTCAATAAAGAACTGTATACACTAACGAAAGAAATAAAATATCTATGAGTGAGAAAAAAGAAACGGCAATGCGTAGACTTAGCAAAGCCTTACGCAAAAGGTTTCAAGGTCCATCTGTAAACATAACATGGATAGAACTGGATGCCTTTATGATGAAGGCGCAAACGTGGGAAATGGAAAATATACTTAATGCCTACAACGAAGGTTACATTGATGGAGAAACTGGACAACCAAACAAAGCACAAAATGAAAGCAACACTAACATTTAATCTACCTGAAGAAGCAGTAGAATACGAATACACTTTGAACGCTGCCCGGTATAAAGATGCACTTAGCGAAATCATGAACATGATGCGCAAAAAGGATAAGTGGAATAACTACGATGGAATGACAGCTGAAGTGATTGCTGAACTATACGATGAAATGTGTGAAATAGTTGAAGGATTGGAATTACATTGATGTCACAAATCTTCGAATTATTGTGACACTTTACGATAGCCCTGCTTCCAAAGAAACCTTCCCAGTGCTTCGCCTTCAGCATCCACCTTTTCTTCGCTCCACTCTGGTTGAATGTGGTGCAGATATTCATGTATGAGAACTATCATATAGCGCATAGGTGGCAACGTTGGATCTATCTCAATCACGTTATCGCAGTACAATCCATCAGCCTTTTCTCTGCCTAACTTTCGCTGAATGACTTTTGGATGCTGCTTGCGTTTCATGCTATCTTTGCGCTATTAGTGTGTAACTCTGCTAATTTGTTTTTGTTTATTGATTGGACTAGCCCCTGAAACGTCAGGGGCTTTTTCATTATCTAATCTTACCATTAACAATGCGATAGTTACTTACTTCAAATTCGCCTGTATCTAAAACTTTCACATGTGCAAATCCATGATGGTGCTTATTGATGGGCATGTAATCGGGATGCAGTTCGCATAAACAAGCTACCGACCAGCACGTAGTAATCTTGCCGTTGATGTTTGGCTCTGTGTGTTCGCTCGCTTGATGGTGATGCCCACACAATGCACTGTCTTTTGCACGTAGGAATAGACCACGTGCGATGTTCACAGGACTGAATACGGATGCGCCTAGTTCATGCCCATGCAAAATAGTTAGCTTGCCTGCATGAATAATCTGTTTATCCGGAATAAAAGTGATGTTATACTTATCCAAATGCATCAATGATTCAAAGTTGAATTCATCCATACCTAAAAGGTCGGGTGCATTGCGCATGATATAGTGGTCATAACGCACATCATGGTTTCCACACTTGTAATAAATAGCAGCATTCGGAAACAGCTTGCGTAGCGTGCCTAAGAACTGGCGTGTCATTAGGACTTCATGCCCAAAGTTTCTTTTACGTGGATCCTTTTCAAAACGGCTAATAGCATAAAAGTCTATGATGTCACCATTCAGCAGAATGGTATTTACATCATTGTCAAGTCCGTACTTTAATGCCAGCGTTAGTGCCTGTATGTTGTGATACGGCACGTGTATATCTGATAGCAGAAGTATATTGTTGTGATTTATCGGAAGCTTGAATGGTTTATAGTTGGCTTCCTGTGATGGTGGCAGGTCAAGTGGGTTAGCAGATTCAGGCACTAACTCATTTGCCATCGTTTGAAAATCGTAGATGTGATTGTCTAACTTGTGCAGCGGACTAACAGGATTCTTCTCCTTTGCATCCATCTTTTCTACCCACCTACGATAAGTTTTTTCTAATGAATCTACAGTCATGTCTAGATTGTACTTGTCAATCACTGCGCGAACGCGATGAGAAAGGAATCCCGTTCCATCATGTATTTCACGATGGTACTTTTCACGACCTATTTTATCCATATTAGTTGTTATTTAGCCTTCAAATAGCCGTTCAGTTCAGCAAGTGATGTGCTAATCTGCGCTATGTGTGATTGAATCGAATCAATCTTCCCTTCAAGCTTTGCATTCTTTGAATTCAATTCTGTTTTCTGCTCCTTCATCGCATCATTAATCATTTCGATTTCTCTTTTGTGGAACGTTTCAATGCTGCGCATCTGCCCGGCTACCTTATCAACGCTGCGCTTTAAAGCGAAATAAAGTGATGCAAGTGATACACTAGCACCTATTAAAGTAATCAAATCACGTAGTTCGAATTCCATAGCTATAGTATTGCAAAATATATAGTAGAAAAAGCTAGTCCTGTGATACCTAATGTGAGCGCAGTGTTTGTAATTATTAACCGCCTATTTGTTTTTTTAAGCTTGTTAATCTCCGCATCTTTCTCCGCATTTATAGCCTTTTCAATGCTTTGCTTATTCTTATAGATTTCCGCCAGCGTTTCATAACTCGTCGCCTGAATGCCTGTAATCTTTGCGTAATATGTAACCTTTAGCCGTTCCATTTGATATAAACTGTCGATTTCGTACGCAGTCCGATACCAATACAACATGCTATTGAAGTTCAGATTGAAAAGCTGCTGATCGTAGGTTGTAAGTTCGGGTGTAAAATCCTGCTTTAAGTAGGCTGTCCGATTTTTTGAGGGTTGCGCGGAACTGATTAGTGGCGTTAGTAGGAGAAGCAGAAAGAATGTTATAGGTTTCATTGCGATAGATTTCGTTAGTGATTTGTTGGCGTTGAATAATGGTGTCCTGATGAATCTGCAGGCTGTCAATTTTTAAGAATAGGCTGTCCGTTTTAGCGTTGTTGGTTTCAATGATTTGGTAGAGTGAATCATTGATATCCTGTAACCTTTGTATAGCTGGATTTGTTACGGGCTTGTTGCAGGTGCGCACGCTGAACACTATGGCTAGTGCAAGAATTGCAACAGCCACTGCGATAACTAGCTTTGTGTTTTTCCCCATCGCGTAATGTGTAGATTTTTAGTTAGTGGGCGAATCTTGTAATACACTCCATCGCGTGAACGTGAATCACGCATGCCCTGTTCGTTCGTGTTGCCTTCAATGGTGCGCACCGAATACTTGCCTATCCTGTCCACGATGCCAGTGTGCCCTATACCCTTGAATCTTTTGCGCTTGAATTCGGAATAACTTAACGTCATTACTAGAACATCCTTATCGTTGTACGGTTGTTTGAATTTGCCATCGGTAAAAATCACATCGCGCTGGTTGTACGCAGTAGGTGACCACCCCGTGATTGTATTAGGCACGCCACACTCATTGAGCATAGCCATGACAAAGAAGGAGCACCATGCGTAACCTGGCAACCAACCTTCTTGCTTCATCAATACCTGCAATGCAGCATCATTGAAACCTTTGTTGTTACCGCCCTTCTCTTTAACGCCTACAAATGATGAAGCGGTTACCCTTACGCAGTAGCCGTCATCAGCATGTGTACAATAAACAGGAATGCAGCAAAATAGAATGCATAAAGCAACAGATATAAAACAACTTTTTGCCATGTGGTAAGATAGGTGTTTATTTCATAGTTGATTTCACGATCGTACACAGCACGCTGTAGCGCCCTAAAATTGAAACGAATTCCCAAGAACGTAACGAAGTTAGCAAACACCATGATGAGTGAAGCCAGCACGATGTATTGCACGTATTCGGTGCTTATTAAAGCATCTCCAAAATATTCTGCACTCAGTGTACCTGCAATGATGAACAGCGCAAACGCTATCGGAATAGACCACAACCCATCGAATAGCTGCACATAGTAGCGGATAGACTTGTAAGTAACACTTACAGGCTTCTCACTTTTTGGTTTTGTCTGCTTCTTTGCTGACATTGGCTCTTAATTTTAGTGATAGTTCACGCTCGTATTTGCGCAAACGCTCAGTGTATTCTTGCTTCAGTGTTTTTTTATCACTCATGGTATGCGATTAAGGATGTTACGTGAGTAAGTAGGGCGAAAGCTTGTAGCAGTATTGCCTGTGCTGAATTGATAATTCAGTGTATTAGTCACGTCTGTACGTGGTGAACGGTCAGGCCACTGCGCAGTTGAGTATTCAGGAAACAAACTGCTGTTAGCACACAAGTAATCGACCAGCAAAGTGGTGTAGTGCTCTGCATTTTGGCGTGCCCGGTCAATCATATCCTTCATTACAACATCCGATACAGGCACAGTGTCTTCACTTTGACGCTGGACTAATGTTCCATTGTCCATGCGATAGCAGAGGTTTGGCGTTACATCCACCATAACCCACCAAAGCAGCATCTTTTGAATGTAATCTTCTAATAGTATTTCGTAGTTACCGCTAATCGTACCTGCAGCAACATCCGCTTTAATCTTATTCAGCAGGTCAGTTCCCAAAAAGGGAAGTAGCCATTTGTCCTGTGCCAAATAGATGGATGGATAAAGCAAGTTAGGATCTAAACTGCCATTGACAGTCGTGTACTTCTTGACGTAGTTTTCGGATATTAGTAATACTTCAGCCATAGTTGTAATTATTGATTGCCGTAAATAGGATTGGTTGGTAGGAAGCCATTGTATGGCATGTCTTCAGGAAGCTTTGCAACTAATGAGTTGTTGCGCACTTTATAGCCCATGCGTTCAGCCATGCTCACTGCTATTCGGTTTGCATCAGGATCATTAGGATTAATTTTCGCACCACTCGCATCTACGAACACACGCTTCTCCCAAAAATGCCGACAATTTCCACCGCCTTTGAAGCTCCATACATCGTAAGTATCTACACCATTAGGTCCCCATCCTGGATTAACTGCTACATTTTCCATCGACACTATATCTTCTTTGCGATATAGCTTGCCTGCTTCTATCATTTTCTTACAGAATGGGCGCATATCAGGATGGCTAAAGCTACCTGCGTAAACGTAACGAGTAATAAAGTACTTGCCATCGATAATAGCATCTTGCTCACTCTTAGCAGCTGGCCTAGCAGCACCCGTACGCACCGCAAACTCATGCTCAATTTCTTCATCTGCGTTATAGCTGTCTATTAGTATCCAATCTTCACTTGCATCTTCGCCTAATGCAATAAGCGCATCACCTGCTGTGCTGTCATCTACTTTTTTTTTTTCGTCACTCATGATAACTTCTTGCGGCTGCAAGCTACCGGGCAACACATCAGCGAAGATTGCATCCACTGTTGCAGGTGGCAATGTTGGGAACGCAGCCTGTACGATTGCCTTTGCACTTGTCACAGGTACAGCACCTGCAGCCGATTGCATTACGATGTCTACAAGCGATGCTATCTGCGCACCATTCAAAGCTGTTGCAGCTACATCCGTAGTTCCACCTGTTGCATCCACAACTGCTTCTGCTTGCTCAACTGCAAGTGGCGTGTTCGGCACGATTGTAAAGTTTACACCGGGCAACTGATTGCTCAATAGTTCTTCGATGCTGGTATTTATCTTTTCCTGATATGGCTGTATCACTTGCTTATTGAATATCTCTAAGCCTGTTGCCATTTCATCTTTATTACTACCGAAGCCCGATGTTTCGCGAATACCGAAAAGCAGTGGCGTAGTAACACGATGCGCAGTAATTATCTTTTGCGTTGCAGTAGTATCCATCAACTGATACTGCTTATCTGCATCGTTAACTGGGAATGGTGTAATCTCAGTTTTAGGTTGATCACGCTCGTTAAAGAACATAACCACCTTACCAGCATTACGCGCACCACTCATCTTGTTCTCCCAGTCCATCATCATCTGCTGCTTCTGTTCAGGTGTTGCCTGTCCATTGTAGAAGTTGATAATAGTGGAAGGGAAAAGACCGTTTGATATTTGGTTGATGTGGAATATCGAAATCTGCTTATCTAACTCGATGTAGTTAATAGCAGACCAGTAATCAGGTCGCGGATATACATCGCTGCCAGTGTAAGTAAAGCACCAATATATTTGACGTGGCTCTTGCTCACGTGTTAAATAGTTGTATTTGGGTATGAATTCGGGTGTGTTCTTTTTCTTGCGTGTATTAGACCAATCGTAGCTATGGAAGATTCCTATTTCGCTATCGTCATCTTGATTCACTGCGATACGGCATTCTTCAAATGGTATAGCGTTTAGCTTTGATATAACCGTTCTATCATTACTCCAAATCACTTCAATGTAAAAACCACCAAACAACTTTAAGTCATGCGCACATGCATACGTCAAAGCATTTACATCAAGTGCATCCAGTTCTGCCTGATACTGCTCCGACTTAATACCCTTACCAGCTATCATGTCACCGATGGCAACCACCAATGAACCATGCACAGGTGATTCATGCGCCAAATCACGCAGGTATTGTGGGAAATCGTTTTGATCTCCGTAATTAACCCACCCTTTGCGGTCTACTTTTTCTGCATCGCTCTTAGCAACATACTCGCTAAGCTTCAATGAAACTATATTTGATTCGTTATGGCTCATAGATTATATCATTTGGTATTGTGATAGAAGGTACATCAAAGAACTGCGTGTTTGCCGTTAGCACAACATAGCCACGTTTCAACAAA